ATTAAAGCAACATGAAACCAAAAAACACCAGAACTTCCTACCTGATTACCGTTATAATATACACCACGAATATTATCGTTCTCAATTACTAATACGACATGTGTTATTTTGTTTAAGGGTGGGTCTGGGTAAGTCGTCCAATAAAAATCCCCGTTGCTTCTCTGCCAAGCGGATTGAAAAAGTCCGTCATTTCCGTTCCCGTTAGTGCGGATATTCGTTCTACTAGAAGTAAATAGTGTTTGATATGAGTTTAGAAGAGTGCCTCGTGTATGAATATTAGCCCACAATGATATAGTCCAGTTAGTTGAAACAGAAAAATCAATATTGCTTGAACTCACTGCTTGATTTGTATACAGTGTTGACTGCGATACGCCGCCAATATAGGAAATACCAGGAACCATTGAATTAGTGGCGTTATTTTTACTTAATGAATAATCTTTAGCCACATTCCCTGTTTTTTCATCCAACGGCCAAAACCCAACCAGCCCCCGCGCTTGCTGGGATAACAGGTTTATTTGACGGCGCTGGGGGGCGATTATCACGCGAAGCTCGTATTTTCCGAGAAGTATGCTTCGCAGACAACGGCCTGCCCGGTGTTGTCTTTAAATTCAACCTCCAGCTGCATCACCCCTCGCGGTATCTCGAACGCCTGTTCTGTAATTGCGCTTCCGGTAGTCCCCCCGCCAATACTGTATAGGGTTTTCCAGTCGGTTCCTGCACTAGCAGCACTTGGCGTACTGGCGTTGTGGGCAATGAGTATGTTGCAAACGAGTTGCACAGTCGGCCCGGTCCCGCCGTTGGTTATTTTCACTGTTAGTATACCGCCATCCGCGGTAATGAGCGCCAGCGTCCCCCTTGTCGGGGTTCCAATTGCGCTTGAAGTCCCAGCCGCGATTATTGTCCGTGCCGTTTTTGTCCAGGTTGCCATTACGGCCTCAACGCTTGTGCGATCATGTTTTCGGTGACTTGTCCCTCGAAGACGAGAAGCCCCGGTGTAGCGGTTGTCCCCGTCCCTGTGGCGAACACCGCCTCCGCGTTGGTCGCGGCCCGCTTGATGATGGGCAGCGCCGCCGTCACGGTAGCGGAACCCGCGCCGAACGCCGCGCTAAACCCGGTGCGGATGTTGGCCTGGGAAGCGTCGATAATCGGCAATGTCCGCATCCACTCCCACACGCGTGCGTTTCCAACGGTCAAAGCCGCCACATCGATCCAGACGATTGCGCCCGCCGTTATCTCGGCGACGGTGACGTTGGTGCGCCACACAATGAAGCTTGACGGCTGGTTGTACCATGCCGCCGTCATCGTGTCGTTCCCTGCCGCCACATAGGCGGAAACTGCCGATTGCGCCAGTATCGCCGCTTTGAATGTTGCAAGTTGGGCCGGTGTCATTTTTGTTTGTCGCTATTAAGTTAATTTGTTTTAAATTTTTTTACTGGCTATCAGTAAATTTCCGGTCAACATGGTCATTCTTCCCGGAAAGGCCATTAAACCCGCAGCCGGGCCTCCGGCGCGAACGCCTGCGGTCGGCGATGATCGACAGCGCCACGGCGGCTAACATTAGGCCGGTCGGCGTGTGCGGCTGCCACCCCGCCAGCAAGTTCAGCAGCCCATAAAACGACGACATGGACACCGAGGCCATGGCGAGCGCCCAGGGCGCATAGGAAAACACCGTCACTCGGTCCAAGTGGAGCATGGCCCATGTCCAGATCACCAGGCCGCCCCAAATGCACAGGATCGTCGCCAGCATGTCACTTTTTTTTCCATTGTTTGTAAGTACCCATCGGGTCGGCGCTGGCCGAGGCGATGGCACGGAGGAACCCCGGCACAACCGACATGGCGCACAGCCCCACCAGGAACGCCACGCCCACCTCCAGCCGCAATTGCAGATTGACTAGGCTTGAGATGATGGGCGACAGGTACACCGCGCACAGCATCGACGCGCCCACCGAGGCGAACATGCGCAGCGCCCCAATCGGCGGCACCGCAACCATGTACACCGTCGCCCCGCAAAACCCCGCCATCATCGTGGACAGCTTCAGGCCCAGCAACTCCATGCTTTCAATCATAAGGCACCCAACTCCTTGGCCTCGATTTTCGTGTAAATTTGCGCATCGCCAATATTAGTGGCTGTCAGAACCCGGTAACGCTGCCCTTTCCATTCGATTACATGCTCGCCGGTGATATTCCCCTGCTGCGACCCGAAGCCGTAGCGTATCCAGAATACGTGCGTGGTTTCGTCGCCGATCTGCTTGCCCGCCCAGTAGGCCAATCCGTGGATCGGCTCGACCTTGGCCCAGCGCGCAACCCCCGCATCGAAGGTGGGTGTCACGCCAAAGGCAAGATTCGGCTCGTCTGACCATTTCCTGATGACGACACGCCGCGTCATTTCGCCTGTGCTCGGCCATTGAATTTGGGCAAATGCCATCAATACACCGGATTCGTGTAACCGTCCAACAGCCGGTCCGCCCAGGGCAGCGGCTCCATCCGCCCGGTTTTCAACACGGCAGCCTCGCCCCTGTGTTCGTACAGGCTGGTGATCCGCAGCAACATCCATTGCTTGATGCCTTGCGGCACCGTGATCCCCGCGCCATAGCCCACGGTGAAGCCCACTTTTATCGAGGATATTTGCGGCATCGGAATTGGCCAGATGCGCCCGAATGCGGGGGTCATCCGCGCCGGTAGGGCAAAAAGGTCGATGTCATAGGCGGGGTCGGGCAGCGCGACGGTTTGCCACACGCCGCCCATGTCCAGGTATTCCAGCGCGTCCACCGATGCGAGCGGCCCTTTGGGGATCAGGATGGCATGGGCCGGGTCGCTGAAGGCCATACCCACGGGGATGCCCATCAGGGCCGGGCCGGGGAACGCATCCAGGATCAACTTCCACTTTTGCGTGACCAGCCGGGTTTGGGTCTTCGTTTCGGCAAACTCGCGCGCCGCCGCGATCAGCCCGATAATCAGTCTGTCGTCGTCGGTGAGGTCGGAATCGACCTTGAGGTGCAGCTTGGCCTCGGCCAGCGTCAGCGGCTCCTCAATGGGTCCCTGGATGAGTTGGAAAGGCATTTTTAGAGGACCTGCACAACGCCCGCTTGATTATGGTCGCTTGCAGGGCCGAATCTATCGGAGAATCCCAGCAGGACTGCCGCGACGATGCTGGCGGCGGTGCCCACTGTGATCGACAACGCCACATAGTTGAAGCCGTTGTTCACATCCAGGTCTGAACTGCGCACGTTGATGACGACCTGCTTGTTGTCGGCGCTGGCCTTGAGCAGTTGTGTGATGGCTTTTCCGGTGATGTCCTTGACGTTGGTGCCGCTGGAGTCGGTGGCCTGGACAAGTTTGGCGTCAATCGTCGCCGATGCGCCGAGGACGCCAGTGAGGATCAGTGCCGCCAATTGTTGATTGTTTGCCATCGGGACATAGGGTGTCAGCACCGTGGAGGCACCGACCGAAACGGGGTTGTATTGGGCCAGAACCGAAAACAGTTCGGATGCTTTTGCATTGGGAAACATGTGTTTTTTTCCTTTTTTACAGGGAAATGGGAAAATTAAGAACGGATGGCGAGTTTCAAAAACGGCGACATTTTTGCGGCGCCCCTTGCAGGTGAAATCGCCGTGGCGATGATCGGCTGCCCGTCGATCCTGAATATCGTGCGGAAAGCCGTTGCGTCGGCGTCAAAGTACAAATGCATGGAGGTTTGGGTGTCAAGCCCGCCCCCGGCCTTGGTGATGGTGCGGTAATAGTCCAGATCCAGCAAAATTATATCGCCCTCCTGCCCGAAATAGTTGGTGTGCTGGCTAATAAGCACCGGCCGGCCGAACAACACACCGATAAACGGGGTGGAAACAACGCCGCCCTGGCCCGCGCCGATGGGCAGGTAGATGGGGTAGTTGCTCAGGGTCAAAGTGAACAGCGCCCCGAGCACGTCGTTGTTGATCAGCCAGATCGCACGGCCGAACGAACCGGGCGGGAGCCGGGCGATCATGTTTGCGAGGTTGGCTGTGGTCAGCGTGGTTGCGGTCTGGCTACCATCTTTTGCAACGATGAGCATGGCGGTGTCGGTGCCGCTGCCGGTGAGGGCGCCCTTTGGCTGGCCCGCGCCGGTGCCGTACAGGATCGCCTCGTTGGTTTTCCAGCGGATGGACTGCCCCATTTTTTTGGGGATGTAGGATTCGAGCGCATTGGCGTCAGACAGCAGTTCGTCGGTGACAGGCACTAGCGCCATAAGTTTGTGCAGGCGCAGGGTATTGGTGCCGAAAACCGGCTTGGTGGCGGTCGCAACGGTAGCCTCCCCTTGCCAATAGGCCCGGATGCCCGTCGTCCCCCAGGGCGTCGTCTCGTCTTTGGGGAAGACCATTGAATTGCCAGTAACCTCGTGATTGTCCGTGTACGGCACCAGGGAATCCTCGCCCAGGCTGAATGTCCAAATCTGTTTGGAGAATTCCGGGGGGACCAGGAACCCGCCATCCGCGCCGGCGCTTTCGTTTGCGAATGTGCCGGGGGCCGCGCCCTCGAAATGCAGCCGGTCGTCGCGGAAGCCGTTGGAGCGGTCGGAAGCCTGTACGACGGCGCGGGCAAAATCGCCAAACGATTTGAAACCGCGCTTGGGGTCGTCGTCGCGGTTGTCATGCACAGTGACATGCCCGGCGGCACGGGGGTCGATTTGGGCCTCCATGGCGGCCAGTCCCTCTTCGCGTGCGATGTTGGCCTGGATTTTGTCGATTTTTTCTTTGAGGGCGTCATAGCTGGCAGTTTCGGCGTCTGTGAAGTCACGATCTTCAGACGTGGCCAGTTTGAGCAGCGTGCGGGCCTCACTCACCAGGGCGGCTTTTTTGGCCTGTAGAGAGCGAATTGTGGGGTTGGTTGCGGGCATTTTAGGTTTCTCCAAGGACAAAAAAACCGCCTAGCGGCGGGTTGAAGGGGTTGAATGGAAGGTTGGATCAGGTTTCAAGCAAATCAAGCTCGCGCAGGGCCATGGCACGGCGGTTGCCGCCTATAGGTTTGGGTGGCGGATTGGCGGCAACCAGTTCGTCCAACAGGGCGGCGAAGGTTTGGATGCCGTCGATCATGCCGGCCGCCAGCGCGTCTTTTGCGCCCAACACCCGGCCCTGGCCCATGCCGGATTTGACTTTAGCGGCGGTGGTACCGCGGCCGTGGGCCACGGCATCGACGAATGCGCCATAATATTCGGCTATGCGCATTTGAATGGCGGATCTGGCCTCTTCGCCAAGCGAATCAAACGGGTTGCCTTCGGTTTTGAACCGGCCTTCGCTGATCAGCGTGGTGACAATGCCTTCCTTTTCGAGGGCCGCACCAATGTATTGATGCGCGGCATAAACCCCGATGGAACCCACTTCCCCGCTTGGCGTACAGTAAACTTCGCTGCATTGGGCCATGGCCCAATATCCCGCACTGGCACTAAGGCTGTTGGCAATGCCGATGACGGGTTTTTGTTGCCGCGCTTGGAATATCGTATCGGCCAGTTCGCTCATGCCATACACAGAACCGCCCGGCGTGTCGAATTCGAGGAGGATCTTGGCAATGGTCGAATCATTGGCGGCGGCTTGGATTGTAGCTTGCAACCTGCCGGTGGAAGT